ACCTCAGTTGTATAAACCTTCTGGCCTTCTTTGTTTGTATAGCTTCCTGTCTGAATACGACCTGAAATCAATACCCTCATTCCCTGTCTAAAATACTTCTCTGCAAATTCTCCGGCTTTATCAAATGCAATACATGGTATAAAGTCTGCAGTCTGTTCATTTGAATCTCCTCCACGTTTAAAACCTCTATCTACCGCAAGTGTATATCTCGCAATTGCCATAGACCTCTCACCACTTGAATATCTCACCTCTGGATCTCTTGTAAGTCTGCCCATCAATATCGCTTTATTCATTTTCTTTCTCCTTCTCAATTCTTCTTATCTGTCTTTTCAATTTTCTATCTACTATGAGTGATACTTGCGTCTTATCGGCCTCATCATCTAGTAGCTGAGTAATCATAATATGAACGTCAGCTATCTCTTCTAGAACTTCTGGAGACAAATCTTCAGTTCCTGCTAATAAATCCTTCTGTAAAGCAACTATAAGTTCACCTAGCTCTTCAATAGTTTTCGCCTTTTGGTGTTGTAACCCATAATGATGTAATATCTTTCTTGCTTGCTCTTTAATCATTTTTATTGCTCTCTAATTTTAATTTTTCATCTGATATTGTAAAGATATTATCACAGTCATTTGGAAAGTCGTTAACCTCCTGCCATACACATTCCATATCTTTCAACATTTTTAAAAGTTCTTTTTCAATGTTTTCCTTGTTAGCATTTTTTTCAGATATAGTAAGCCCTATTTTTTCACTTGTTAGATACACAACAATTTTTTTCATCTTTCTCCTCACTCAATTTTAAGAAGGCCATCTGCTCTCATACTCCTATTTATTGAGTTAATGCTTTCTATATCATCCAGTTCAAATATTGGCATTTTCATTTCAAGTGCCAAGGTTCGTTCTTTCATTGCTCCTATTGAATTCTCCCAACCAGGTAGCATTACCATTACATTTGACATACCAACCAATGAATAACATAATTCCATAAATTCTTTATGTGTTCCATTTGGTAGAATGTCTTCTAGCCTCATAGGACTAACTATCACAGAACCTTTAACATGTGACCTTACTGTATTTTCAGCTCTCAAAAAATTCAAACGATAATTTTTTTCATTTGTAATAGGTCCGGATAAATATATTCTCATTCTTACTCCTTATCTATATTTGTAAAGTCGAAAGACATTTGACCTTCTACATTCTTATCCTCTATCCACCATCGGAATACAGCTTCTCCGTCTTTCCAAGCACCTGTAGTATCATCTTTTCGTTGTCTTATTTAGCCTTGAAATACATTTTTCAAATATATTTCAAGGCGTTTTAAATCTATTTACATACTGCTATATAAAATCCACCATGCTTTTTAATCACCTTATCTATCACCTCTACAGGTGTGTATGGATAAATAGTCTTTGTAGGATCTGCGTCCTCTTCTTCTATGTATGGTATAAGCAAGTCTTCTTTTTTTGTAGGATACCCCACATCGCAAGATGTATAGCATATAGAATCTCCATCAAGTCTAGGATTGCTATAATAATTTGCCCCTACCTGTACAGAAAACTCAAACCCATCTTTACACTTTACAACCGGTCTGATATCTGAGAATCCAAATTTATTTCTATATGTGCTACATAAAAAATCATTTATAGAATTATATCCTCTGTAAACTCTGACATCATCTATCTGACCTTTGAAACAGCATCCACAAAAACTATATATACCTTTCATATTCGTAGAAACAAATGTTAGATATACTCCTTCATACCTATTTTTCTTCTCATTAAAAGCTATCATTATCTCTCCTCCTGCCTGCAAGTATCCACTTGATACTGTGACAGGTGGCAATATATTTAAGAAGTAATCATATATATCCTCACTTACATAATCTCCTCTATTACAATAATCTGTAAAATCTTTTCCACCTTGAAATTCTTCCCAACCATCCATAGATTTAACATCAAGTGTAACTAAATCAATTGTAATATTATTATTTTCCATATACATTTCCTTACTTATTTCAAAATTTACAAGCAACTCATAATATCTATACAGGACTGTTACATCCATTAATGTAAACAGCCCTGTTTAATATCAGTGTTACATTTCTCGCATTATGCGATACTATCTAATGCATTTATCTCATTTATAACTACATGCAGTACTCTCTTTGCATTATCTGTAAGTTGCCTTTGCCAGCTTTTGTTGCTTGGTGACCATCTAAATGCATGGCTTTTCAAAACTTTTCTTACCTCCTCGCTTGGCTTATCATCAAAGATAAGTTGCAACCTCATAAGGTCTGTATTTTCAACAACCTTAAAGAACTCACATTCTACTTCTTTTGTGCCATCAGCCTTTACTGACTTAAGCTTTTTAAGTCTAGCTTCAACCCTTTTTATGTTTGCCAAGTTATTCTGTAATGAAAAACTAGGATATCCAACTCTTCCTGCAAAGTCCGGCTTTCTTAATTCTGCTATGTCATTGTCTGAATAACCCATATCTCTAAGCTCTTCATTTCCGACTGCAACATCTTTCTTCTTAATTGCTTTATTTACAGCCTTCATATTTTCTTGTTTTTCCTTCAACGCTTCTAACTTTTCTTCAAGAAGCTCAATAGCCTGTTCATCATTCGATAAAATAGGCTGATTCATAGTTAATAGGTCTTCAATTTTCCTTGCATAGCTTTCAAGGTAATTCCATTCATTTATCAAGGTCTCACGCCTTGCATTCTGCTTCTTCTTTTTTCCTACTGGAAAATTACCGGCTCCGGATATCATCACAGATGGGCAACTTGCTTCATTTCTATAGTAGCTGTTATAATACTCTGCCAACTTCCTACTATATCTTGCTGCCATTCTCTGTGCCCTCTCATAAAGTTTAGGCTTCTTTTTTTCAATTTCCTTTACAATCTCATACACGTTTCTTACTTGTTCTTGATAACTTTCAGTAGCACTTCCAGTCCTGTAAGACCTCATAGAATTAACATCATTCGCTGCTTTAGCTGTAGCCTCATTTATCGAATAAAATATACTTTCCACTGTTCCTTCTCCTTTGTTCCCACAATGTTATAATCATTTCCAGCTTACTGTATCCAAAACACTGTACCTTGCACTTGGCTCTACTCTTACATAGCATTTCTGCTTTTTATCATATCTGTATGGATAAACGGTTCTGCAATTAACACCTTCTCCAATTGTGCCCCTTATGAGCCTCCCATTTTCAACATAGAATGATAGGCCTTCTTCCTTTGCATCATGCCAACCATCTCTATATATGTTTCTATCCATCTTTACCCATCCTTAAAATTTCTAATCCCTTGAATAAAAAACTCCATCATCATTGATTGCTGTGACAACCTCATCGTCAGATACTGTGTAAGTACCTGCTACCGATAACCCATTATCAAGGTCTACTGTAATATCGTATTGACCTATTTTTGTTGGGGCCTTTAATTCAATACCGTTCTCCATTCCAAAGTAAGAGCCTACTATCATTCTTCTTACTTCTTCCTGCAGTTCTGTAGATAAATCACCATATTTTTTACCTACCAATCTATCTTTTTCCATGTTCCACCTCCAAATAAAATTTATATTTATACTACTTACGATAGCATACCTATCGCCCATGTCAATGTTTTTCCAATTTATTTATTGGAATTTTCTTAATTATTGCTGGTAAAAAATGCAGGCTATAAAATCGTAACCTGCATTAAAATACAAACCTTATGCAGCAATAATTATCTATCTATATTGCTAACAGTTGCACCTACCTCTAAACCTACAACCATTTTATATGACATTTCATATTCACCATTATATTTACGCAACTCCCATCCAGGTAATCCTTCACCTTCAAGGCTCACATATCCATCACCACTTGAATAAACTCTAATAGAACCAATAACTCCATTTTTTCTGGCAATTTCAAATAATTGCTCTAAAACCGGAATTGCCTCCATACTAAAAGCTTTCATCTGCTCTTCCGAAAATCTAACATCTGACATTTTTATATCCTCCTAATATTTACTAAGGCTTTAATTAGCCTATATTTACTATCCTTCCTTCACTGTCGAACCATATATTCATATCATTGCAATGCATTTCTATTACATCTTCAGGACACTCATCACATTCCACATCTATACCAGTAAGTCCTATTATTAAACCTCTAACATTTTCCCTGGCATTATCCTTAACCTTCAGTGAACGCTCTCCAAATATTGCCCCGTCTGCATTCCTGCATATCTCATCCCATGTCATATATCACCTCTATTCACATACTTCATCAATACTTTTAACAGATCCATTTACTAACCTCCATAATCTAATATATTTATTACCCATAGCCCTTGCTTCAGTTTTTGACTTGCATTCAACAAGTACCGGCTGATTACAACCACTCTCGCTATCATATATGTACACATTGTATTTTTTCATATACTAATTTCCTCCTCATTCTTTTCAATCACTATCCTTTCTGCTGTGGCCTTAGTTCCATCACCATAATAGCAATCATCAAAGTAATACCATCCACATACAAGCTCATTATCAAAATATCCAACCATCTTCTACCCCCTATTTCCTTCAATCAATTCATAATTAGCAACTTCCTTTTCTGAAAGAGGCTCTGAATACTCAACATATCCCCAAACTTCTCTACCGACCTCTTCCATGTATGTTCTACTATCAAAGTTGTTAATATCTTTTAATTTCCTCATAGGAACCGTACCTGGCATTGCCGGTCTTAGTGTTAACCAATATTTATATCTCATTTTAATCCTCCTTAAAATACACTGACTAGTTGAACGGCAGTTCATCTTCCTCAAACATTTTTCTCATTATCATATCATTTATCTCTATCATCTTATCGTTGTACTCAACAAGCGACATTCCATATGATGCTGCTAACTTTGTTTCTAAATCTTCAAAATATGGAGCGAAACACTCATTTATTTCTTTAACACCGAAACCACATCCCATTATTAACTCTGCTTCTTTCTCTAAACCTAACTCATTAATTTTCTCAATTAATACTTTTCTCTCTTTTCTCATCTTGCTTATCTCCATAAATTAAATTTGTTTTTTAATTACATGCGTACGGTAACATACCTATCTACCATGTCAATAGTTTTTCCGATTATTTTTTGGATTTTTCCAATAAATTTTTATAGTCACAAATGAACCACCCCTGGAATTAAAAAATGCAGATTATATTTAATAATCTGCATCAGCTTACTAGATCTCTATACCAATATGACTTTTTAAATCATAGTTGTATCCAGTTCCATCTCCAGGCCTTCTAGCTTGTCTAGCATTTCTTTTACATTCATAGTTTACCTCCATTATTAAGCTTCACTTTAACTATCATGCTACTTCTAATAACTTATATTTAATTTCTAACTATACAATAACAAAGTATTTTTAATTATGTCGGAATATTTTGAAGTTGTATACCTGTTTAACATCTTTGTAGATATCTCTAATAAAGCATTTTCCCTTAACTTATTTGTACATTTCTTTGACTTACCATAATCTACATTACAAACTTTTATAGAGTCAGTGTATATAACAATCTCATACTCTAAGTTAAATAAACCTCGACGTGAAATTAACATACATGCACATTTACCCCTACTATCTTTTTCAAATACCAGTGGTAACATATCAAAATGTGATAGTGTTTTATACTTTGATAAATTATCTATTATCTTCTTTATTAACGTAAGCGCCTTATAATATAATGCCTTATATTCTGTTATAAATAATGAGATAATAGTTACCAACAAGTGTATAGTACTATTTAGTTATAGTGAAGTATAGTACTGTATAGTAATGTATAGTAATGCAAGTCGGAGGTAATTATGGATCAAGTAACAAAAGTAAAAAGGCATTTAAAACAAGAGCAATGGAAAGCACTTATTAATGACTGTCAGTCCAGTAAAATGACTGTAGCAGCCTGGTGTAAAGTAAATGGTATATGTGAGCAAACATATTACAGAAACTTAAAGCGTCTTCGTGAGCAGTTATGTGAGACTATTTCTATCCCCTCAGAATCTTTGGAAAATCCTACAACTTTCAAAAAGATAGAAATCACTTCACCTTTTCCGTCTACAAATGTCGGAGTTATTATTCATTTACAAAATGCTACTGTCGAAATTTGTGAAGGAACATGTCTGCAAACCATACAAACAGTGTTGACAGCACTCAAAAGCGTATGTTAGGCGATATCAGTGTTGCTGAAAATATCTATATAGCCTGTGGATATACAGATATGCGAAAATCTATTGACGGACTTGCCGCTATAATTTTACAGCAGTTTAAAATGGACCCTTTTCAATCAGCATTGTTCCTTTTTTGCGGAAAAAGATGCAATCGCATAAAAGCACTACTTTGGGAAAAAGATGGCTTTGTACTGCTATATAAGCGTTTGGAGAATGGCAGTTTTCGCTGGCCACGCAATGAAAGTGATTTAAAAGTAATTTCATGGCAACAATTTCGCTGGCTGATGGAGGGACTTGCAATTGAGCAAAAGTCATCAATCCTTCCTGCTAAAAAGGGAGCTTTCTGCTAAATGAAATAGTTATATAGTTATATAGCCTTATTTTCACTGGATGTGTGTCACTTTTTGTAGTATAATTATATCATCAAAATAGCAAGGAATATACAAAAATGCAAAATAAAGATGCCTATATAGAGCACCTTGAAAACACCATAAAAGACCTTCAAAATCAAATAAAAAACCTTAATGAAATGCTTTCATTGCTTCGAAAGGGGAAGTTTGCTTCTTCAAGTGAGAAGACTTCTAAAAAGCAGTTCGAAGGTCAACTTTCTTTATTCAATGAGGCAGAACTTGAGGCAGATGCAAGAGTATCTGAGCCAATTGAAACAGATGTTAAAGGCTATAGACGTAAAAATTGCAAAACAAAAAGGGATGAGCTTCTAAAAGACCTGCCTGTTCGTGAAGTATTATGTAGTCTTGTTGAGGAAGATCAATACTGTGAACAGTGTAATACAAAGCTTAAAGTTCTTGGTAAAAAGGTGGTAAGAGAAGAATTAGAGTATATTCCTGCAAAACTTAGAATTGTTCGCTACATTCAGTTGGTTTACGAATGCCCAAAATGTAAACACACAACTCATCCTTATATAGTGAAGGCACCTACTCCTTCATCACTTATGAATCATTCATTGGCTTCTCCAAGTTCAGTAGCCAATGTTATGTATAAAAAGTATGTGAATGGTATGCCACTTTATCGACAGGAAAAAGACTGGGAGCAATTGGGAATATCTTTAACTCGTTCAACTATGGCAAACTGGATAATCCGTTGTAGTGAGGATTATCTAAAACCAATAGTGGAATATCTGCATAAAAGATTGTTGGAGCGTGATATCCTACACTGTGACGAAACCCCGGTACAGGTGCTTAAAGAAGAAGGCAAAGCACCACAGGCAAAGTCTTATATGTGGCTATATAAAACAGGAAATGACGGCAAACCATCCATTACCATTTATGACTATCAGCCTTCAAGAAATGGTGATCATGCGGTGAAATTTCTCAAAGATTTTAGGGGATATGTTCATTGCGATGGTTATTCAGGTTATAATAAACTTTCTGATATAACCAGGTGCGGATGTTGGGCACATCTTAGGAGAAAGTTTATAGAAGCAATTCCTTCTCAAAAAGTAAAGGATGCACCTCTTACTCACGCAGAGATCGGAAGGGATTATTGTAATAGGTTGTTTTATATTGAAGACAGCCTAAAAAACTTAACATACAAAGAACGATATTATAAGCGTCCGGAACTGGAAAAGCCTGTTCTTGAGGCTTTTTGGAGTTGGGTTGATTCTATAACAGCTTTGAAAGGTTCAGCTCTTGGAAAAGCAATCATCTATGCAAAGAATCAACGCCCATATCTTGAGAATTATTTACTTGATGGAAGATGTGCTATTTCAAATAATACTGCTGAAAATGCAATTCGTCCATTTACGGTAGGCCGTAAGAATTGGTTATTTTCAGACACCTCAAAAGGTGCGTCTGCAAGTGCTATTGTTTATAGTATTGTAGAAACAGCAAAGGCAAATGGATTGAATGCCTACACATATCTGGAATATCTTCTCATGTACATGCCTGATACTGAGTGGCAGTCTGATCCTGATCTTTTGGAAGATTTAATGCCCTGGTCAATGGATGTGCAGGAAGAGTGTAAACTATAACTTAAAGTGCTCTTTTAATTTTGAGCACTTTTATTTTATATTATTATCATATGGATTTTGATGGAATACAAGGCATCATGTTATTGTGCGCTTACTTATTAACTCCACATTACCTTTGTCATCAAAATTTAACATACTTATTTAGCTCCTTTACCTTAAAACTCTTTTGGTGTATATACACTCATGAATTAAATTTGTTTTTTATTACGCCGCGTACGCTAACATAACCTATACTGATGTCAAGTGTTTTTTTGATTTTTATTGGAATTTTCGTAATTATCAAGTTGAAAACTATATCTTATCTATTGTGAAAACATGTATCATATATTATAGTTCCAATTTCAATATCCACACATTCTTTATATTACCGGAATTTCAACCATTATTTTTAACGCCTCTTCTAAGATGTCCTTCTTATCTTTCCACTTTGTACACTCTTCAACATTATTAGGACTAGTTACTAATAGACCCATGCTACAATAGTTTATAGACTTAGTAATATCTGCTAATGTATTCTCTCTTATTTTACGCTTATCATTTATACTCATTTTACATCTCTCAATTCAATCTTAGACACGCTCTTTAAATTAAAAACATGCACTGCTAAAACTTTTATTTAAAATCCTCTCAACATCTTCTCTTTTATTTGACAACATCATTCTTGCTGTTACCTTATCTATATGTCCACCTGTAATGATTACTATCGCATTCGCTATTCTGTCACTTAACTCATACACTTCTCTGTATAACACATCTGCCTCTGCCTCATATCTGGCAGCTTTTTCAAAGTCCTGATGTTCTTCATCCATCCAGTATTCAGACATGTTCTCTTTTTCATTCATTTCTTTCTCAATCCCTTTAAGCCTATTCAGCATATCTTTTATTTGCATACTATAACCTCCTGTTAACCTTTATGATTGTTTCCAGCTATTCTCACTTTACTCTTTTCCTTGTCTTAGGTGACTTCTTTGCTTCCCAGCACCAATCAATGTGTTCCATAATTTTCTGACATGCTATCCTCTCTATTTCCTCGCTTGTCATACCGTCTTCAACTTCAAACTCTACTGCTATGTTCTTTCCTACGATATCTTCTAATACGTTTGCTACTACCTTCATTGTATAACTCCTTTGTTTTTTATATTTTTTATGTTTTTTATTACGCCGCGTACGCTAACATAACTAGCTGGCATGTCAAGTGTTTTTTTATGTTTTTTTATGTTTTTTTATATTATTTTTTCATGTTCTATGTACTATCAAGTAGACAGCAAAGAGATATCTAAAAATTTTATACTAAAAATAAAATTCACTTTAAAATGCCTTATTTTGCATTTTTAAGTCATAGGTGTATATTTGTTGGACTATTCCAAAATAATCGCTCCTAGAGGCTGTAGGCTTCAAATATGGCTATATAAATTCGTATCTGTTACATAGTTCCTGCTTTTATCTCCATAATTGCGTATTTAGATCACTTTATATTTGACCTGGTGCAAAAATCGGTGCAAATCGGTTCAATTTGGATCTGTACCGGTGCAACAGGTGCAAAACGGGTGCAATTAGGTCAAAAACAGGGTCAAAACAGTAAAAATCGGGTCAAATTTGGGTCAAAAGTCGGGTCATTTGGGTCAATGCATTAGATGTTCAATTTAATTTGATATAATTATATTTATTACTATTGTTGCCCTGAAATGTAGTAAATATAAGGGTTTGGGGCTATTTCATCAAAAATGTTTTGTTAGGTTTCATGTTAGATTTCTTACAAGAAATCTTGTTAGGTTTCTTTACCAGAGATTAGAGATTAGATATTAGATAATAGATATAATATATATGGTCATTTTAGAGTCTTTTGGCAATAAAAAAAGAGCCTCCCATATATTCATAGGAGGCAATTCCACATAAAACTCTTAACTAAAAGTTTGCTCTTATTTTAATCAATATCGCATTTAATGTTATTTGATATAGATTTAGTTGAATATTTAATTTAAAAGCCTGCCTGTGGCTATAGATTGATTGTACGGCATATATCTACTGTATTCATTCTTAAATTTGATTGCTGTTAGCTTTTTCTGACTCATTTCTTAAAACGTCTATTGCTCTAGCAATTATACCAGGAACCGGAATGCCCATTAATCCGGCATTTTCGATTATAGAAATACTTTCATTTGCTACGAATGCGATTATAACTGCGTCTTTTATATATGTTGTATGCATAATTATGTCGAGTCTTACTGCCACAAGTACAATCATTAGTGCAACACCTTTTCGGCATAGTCCCTTGAATCCTGCACGTGATTCCAAAGCACCATTCTCTGACTTCTTGCTCTTCTTAAAAATACCTGCAACAATCAAACCAGTTACATAATCCAACGCCATGAAAACAATAAGAGTGATAAGTGCATCACTCCATCCCCCAAAGACCATTGCTACAAATCCTCCTACTGCACCTACTAATGAATATAATATATTTGCTCTCATTTTAACCTTCCTTTCTAATCATTCCTACTCTGTTAAATTGTAATTTTTCAAATCAGGCTTAGATGTATCATATTCTTTCTGATATTTCCCCTCTGAATCAACCCAATAATACAGATCCTTACCATCAGCTTTTATATATGCATTGATTGCCATAACCCCTGATTTCGTAAGATAAAAAGACATTCCATCTACATCTATCCATTGACCGCTGAGCATAGCTCCATCCAGCGAATTCATATAATACCAGTCATCCCCTTGCTTAAACCAGCCCTTAATCATAGAGCCTTTTTGGTCGAATACATACCACCTGCCGTTGATATATGCCCATCGGCCTACTATGCGACTGTGTGGCGTGTCGGCATACCACCACTGACCGTCGCTAGAAACATTCCAGCCTAGCGGATACTCTACCTGTGAAGGCTTAGTCTTCTCAGCCTTCTTTCCATTTTCAAGTGCAATAGCAGTATGGTGAAATTCATACAAAAGAATATCTCCTCTTCGTAAATACTCATCAGTCGTAAGATACTTAGGCGCATCAAGCAATTCAAACTCACCTGTCTTTAAAAGGGCGGCAGATTCATTTCCGGTATAGATACTTCCCGATAATCTCACTCCTGCCACATTTACACAAACTGAAACCAGTGCAGAGCAGTCAGTCTCACATGGTTTATTTACAGCTTTTATATTCCATCCATTTGCTTTACAGAGGTCGTATAAAGTAGTTCGCTCATACTGATCATATCCAATATTGTCGTTTCTACACGCATCCTCCATAGCTGCGGCTATCTTCTCTGCTATACTCGGATTCTTTGCTCTTAAAACTTTGTTCCACGGGCGGTTGTACCACTCGCGGATTAAGACCTCTCTTCCATCCTGGTCTCCTGCCATACCACCGCTGTACCTGCCTCTTTCGTCTCTGCTTGCCTGTCCAATTTTAATCATATCCTTTTATCCTTTCTTGCATCAAAAAAGAGAGCCTAAGCCCTCTCTATTCCTCCACTTCAGGCAGTCCTGCAACACTTGTAAGCAGTGATAAAACTCCTGCTACTACAGATGCACTTGCAACCACTTTCCAGTCAACTGTGGCAATTATTGTACTTGTTCCCACCGTTGCCACAGCTGTCTGTGCCATTGTCTTAAGTGCTCTAACCGCTGCTGCCTTTGCCCATCTTTCAACATATCCGTTTTTCATCTTTT